TGAATATTTTAAGCATAAGCAGGCTCTAGATAATGCCAATATCTCAAATATCTTTTTTCAGTTAAACACAATTAAGATGGCAATCGAAAAGATTGCAGAGGAAATTAATCAAGGAAACGCCCATCCGAGGCTATTTGAAGTATTTGGTCAATTACAGGATAAGCTATCAGCAGTGGTTAAGACACAGGCAAATTATCTCCTATTTTTAGAAGATACTTACAAGAAAGCAAAACAGGAAATTCAATTAAAAGAAGGCGGCGATACTCCACAATTGGGAGCAGCTACTACCAAATCCAGTGAATATTTTTTAACTGCTGGCACAAAAAATCTAGTAAAAGCAATTGATGTTGAACCATTGGAACTTGACGAAAGTGAAGTTAGACACCTAACCCACCCAGCAAAAAAGATCCAAGTCATGCAGGAAAGAGGCTTAGCTGATCTCATTACTGCCGAGAGCGACGATGAAGAAGATACGTTCGCAGAAGACATCAATGACCTAATATGAAAGACTTTATAACAAATAGCGGAGGTTCCAGTCGAATTAAAGTTTCCAATCTGGATGAAGAGACTGGTTCAAACGCAATTTGGACCTCTGACAAAATCACAAAATTACTTGAGGATTTTGAAAATGGATTGATTGATATTAAATCAATTAAGAATTCTCCATTTAAAGACAATGATCTTGCTTGGAAAAAGGCAAATATCGTATTCGAGTACACGCCAGCTGAAATAGAAGAAATTACTCGATGTAAAGCGGATCCGATTTATTTTGCAAATAAGTACTGTCAGGTAATGACAGAAAACGGCATAGATATTATTCAGCTAAGGGATTATCAAGAAGAAATCATTGATTCATTTAAGGCTAATCGTTTTAATGTGCTAATGGCATCTAGACAAATCGGTAAAACCATAATGTCCGGATTATTCATTGCATGGTTTTTAATATTTCATTCAGATAAAAATGTATTAGCGGTTGCAAACGTTGCATCAACAACAAAGGAAGTAGTCGATAAGATTAAATCAATCTTTGAAAACTTGCCATTCTTTTTAAAGCCCGGTTGTATTTCAAATAACGTATTGTCATTAAAATTCGATAATGGTTGTCGATTAATTGGTCGAACTACAACCAAAAATACAGGTATTGGTTTTACAATTCACCTCTTGTACATTGATGAATTTGCTCACATCAATGGAGCATATCTTGCCTTCTTCTATCGAGCGATATATCCGACAATTTCGTCAATGACTAATTCAAAGGTAATCATTACCTCAACACCAAATGGAATGAACCGATTTTATGAAATTTACATGGATGCGATTGATGGTAAAAATTCATACACGCCATTACGAGTAGACTGGTGGCAAGTTCCAGGTAGAGATGACGATTGGAAGAAAATGACCATTGCAAACCTTGGTTCAGAAGAAGACTTTAATCAGGAATATGGTCTCCAATTCTTTTCATCCGACAAACTATTACTATCATCAAAAGACCTTAAGCGAATATTCAATATCAGAACTCAGTATGAAGAACCAGAGTGGTGCCAGGATCCCTCTTTAGGTGATTTATTTAATGAATTTAGTGCACATCCAAACTTTGCAAAGCTCACACCAGCTGATATTAGAAATGACGGTAACTACTATATACTATCAGTTGATACGGCAGACGGAGTAGGTAAAGATTATTCAGTAATCAACATATTTAAGTTTACTCCATTGCCTATTAAACTGCTATTCGGAGTTAAAGAATTTATTAAAGATGAAACTGATATTTTTGGGCTAATTCAAGTAGCTATCTTTCGAACGAATACTAAAGACATTAACCAGTTTTGTAATGCTCTTGAAAAATTGACTTACTCGATCTTTAATCCAGAAAAAGTTAGGCTTTTAATTGAGCTTAATCATAAAGGAGAATATGTACTTGACAGAATAACAAATACTCCAGAATATTGGCCTGGTCAATTAATTCATTCTAAGCACACAGAAGCAATGAAAGGCTATAAGCCTGGACTCAAATTGACTATTACGAATAAGGCTAAGTATTGTGAACGATATAAGTTCATTGCTAGTACGAATAGGATCTTACCAAACGAATTTAAAACAATTCACGAGCTTGGTTCTTTTGGTAAGTCATCTAACGGTTCATATCGAAGCCAAAGCGGCAATGACGATTTAGCTATAACTTGTGTAAATACTTCAGCTTTTTTTGAATCTCCTAATTTTTGGGAAATTGCAAACGAGGAACTTGATAGAGTCGACCCGTCTTTTTTAAGAGAAGTTAGAGAAAAGATTTTAGATCAAGCGTACTCACCTGTTCACTCTGGGTTTGATTTTGATGAATTTCGTAAACTAAATTCAACTCCGGATATTAGCCGATCTAAACCTAAGACGGTATTAGATCCTGATTCAATTTCTGAGTATAAAAAAATGTTGGGATATTTTTACGGAAATTCATAAATACCGCTCATGAAAGTTGATTTAATGAACGATAAAGTTAAAATTTTTAATACATTACTGCTTGGTGTAGAAACCGCAATAGACCAAAAATCCGCAAGGCTTTTTATAAAACAGTTAGTTGTGCTTGGTAATAAACTTGAGGTAGTTGCTGAGCGAACTGATTGGCTTGAGGTTTTGAAGAAAGCTCAAGACTTTTTTGAAAGTATCGAAGACTATGAAAAATGCGCCAAATGTAAGGCTTTGTCTGAATATCTTAAAAATAATGAATTAGGTATAGATGCCGACCAGACCCAAAAAACAAACAACTAGGCGTACTTCAAAATCATTGGAATTAACGCACGCCGATCTTCGGCATGTTGTTTTAAATGAGAGTCAAAAATACTATTTTGATACTATATTAAATAGCGAAATATCATTCTGTTTTGGGCCAGCTGGTACTAGTAAAACTTTCACTGCCTGTTATGCAGCTCTTAGGCTCTATCTTAATGGCAGTATTTTAAAAATTATCCTATCTAAACCCATTCAGGAATCTGGAGAAAAGCTTGGATTTTTGCCTGGCGAAATTAAGGATAAAATTGATCCATTTATGGAAAGTTATCGTTCCAATATGGCAAAATTAATACATGACCAAAATATTGTTGACTGGCTGGAGGCAATGGGTGTTATCGAGTTTAGACCATTAGCCTATATGAGAGGAGCAACTTTTGACAATGCATTTATGATATTGGATGAAGCCCAAAATGCTGACTTTAAGCAGTTAATGCTGTTTTTAACTAGACTTGGAAAATATTCTAAAGTTCTTATCTGTGGAGACGTTAGTCAATATGACATCTCTAAAAATAAAGTAGCTTTACCAGATTTTATTAAGCTTGTAAGCGGAATTCTTGGAGTTGGGGTTCATCAATTTAAGGATTCCGATATTGTCCGAAATAAAATTTTGGTTGAAATTACCGAGAGATATGAACAATGGAAAAATGAGAATCCAAATCATATATTTCTTAGGTAAATTAATTAAATGAGCACGTACGACCAACTAAACCGCCAATTAAACGATGAGATGCAGACGCTCGCTGAGAAGATCAAGAGCGGTGACTATTTAGAAAGAGATAGAAATAGACTAGCATCTATAATGTATCCCAAATTAAAGTACTTCATTTGGAAGTTCTTTAACAGTACTGACCCTACTGAAGAAGTCTTGCACAATACTTTGTACAAGATCTTTAAAAACATTGAGTCGTATAGTGATAAATTTAGGTTTACAACCTGGATTTACACTATTGCTAAAAACGAATCGCTATTGCATCAGCACAAATTAAAGACACAGTTTGCTGTTAGACTAGATGATATTGAAAATAAAGTAGATCGACCTGATGATTCAGGCTTTGTTCTAGAGAAAGAGATCTATATCGAGTCATTATATGTTGAAACTCTTAGAATGATGACAACTTTACCAGATTGTATTGAAAAATCGATTCTGATCGATAAGGAGCTTCACCACATGAAAGGTAATGACCTGGCTGAGAAATACAACATGAATCTAAATACGGTTAAGACCAAGATTAGAAAGGCTAGAAAGATGCTTAGAGACAATGTTTTGGAAAAGAACCCAGAGTTCAAAGACCGCCTAAAAGAATTTCTATAACAGATGATAGGTTACTTATTAGATTTTATAAATCCAGCTTCTTTTTGGAAAAATACGGTTTCGTGTTATCGTGATCTCGTAAACTACTCATTCTATCGTGGACTAATTAAAAAGCTTGATCGAGAAGGTCTTCTTAAGGAAAAAGGCATGCGCACAGACTGGCTAAAACGAGTCTATTTTGTAATAAACTTACAACCTGAGACCCTCCTAGCCAGTCAGGATATTGATTTATTGGAACGTAGCCGAGTTGCTGAAGCAATTGCCGAGCGAAATCAAATCTTTATGAGAGACGGTCTGCTGGAAATTATTCAAGCTGACTATCTACGAATTAAAACATCCGACTATTATGCTTATTTAATCTGGGTTAAATATCGATGGAATTCGTCAATTGCTACCTGGTTAAATAGTTTAATTTGGTTAGCTGGCATAATTATACTCTGTGTTAACTATCGACTGTTTATACAGTGGGGTTTTCAGTTGAAAGCCTGGTACATGCAGATAAATAATTAAAAAATTTTTAAGATGCAATTCATTGAAAAATACTTTAAACTAATCGCGCTCGGCTTTCTTTTTATCCTATTCATTCAACAGTGTAGCGTATCAAGAAAAGCAGACAAGGCTTATAAACAAGCAAAAGTTGCGGCTGATGTAACTGATTCGTTAGTAAAGGCTGGCCCAGTCACTGCAGCTGAAGTTAAGCATATTAGTCAACAGATAATGTTTGAATTTTTGATTTACGAAGAAGACGTTGACAAAGGCAGGACAAGTTTATCCGATATTAAAAATAAGATAGAGAGTAAATGACAATTGACCGTGATAAAGCCGCAAATGTCTTTATTATTGGAACATTTGTTACTCTTTATTTATTAGTTTCAATAATATCGACAATTCACGTAATCGATTTTTTCAGTATGTCCAATCCCAAGTGGTTGGCGATA